ATGGAACTATGAAGGATTTATTGACGAATTTGGACAACCAGTATTTAATAACCCAGATCATGATGTATACGGACCCGACGGTGAATTAATTGAGTACGGAATAATTGATCACTGGAATAACGAAGCTGACGGATTAAAATCAGATCAAGATGGTTTAAATGAATTTTACCGACAGTTTCCAAGAACAGAAGAACACGCTTTCAGAGATGAAGCTAAAAACAGTATATTTAATTTAGTTAAAATATACGAACAAATAGATTATAATGAAGGAATTAGAAATAGCTCTGTAGTTAACACAGGTAATTTTCAATGGGAAAATGGTGTAAAAGATTCTAAAGTAGTTTTTTATCCTGACCCAAAAGGTAGGTTTAATATTAGTTGGACTCCACCGCATAACCTTCAAAACAGAATAATAACTAAGAACGGAGTTAAATATCCTGGAAACGAGCACATGGGTGCTTTTGGATGTGATAGCTATGATATTAGTGGAACAGTAGATGGTAAAGGATCTAAAGGGGCTTTGCACGGATTAACAAAGTTTTCTATGGAAGACGCGCCGCCTAACCATATGTTTCTAGAGTATATTGCAAGACCACAAACCGCTGAAATATTTTTTGAAGACGTATTGATGGCCTTAGTTTTTTATGGTATGCCAATACTAGCAGAAAACAATAAACCAAGATTACTTTATTATCTAAAGCGAAGAGGCTATAGAGGGTTTAGTATGAATAGACCTGATAAAGTTTGGAATAAGCTTTCTGTGGCAGAAAAAGAAGTAGGTGGTATACCTAACTCTAGCGAAGACATTAAGCAAGCTCATGCTGCTGCGATAGAAATGTATATACAAAGCCATGTTGGTCACTTGGGTGATGGTACTTATGGTAACGTATACTTTAACCAAACGTTAAACGAATGGAGTAGGTTTGATATAAATAAACGTACGAAGTTTGATGCCGCTATAAGTTCTGGTTTAGCTATAATGGCTTGCAATAGACACTTATATAGACCTCACGCTGAAATAAAAAAGCCAGCGTTAAATTTAAACATTGCAAAGTATACTAACAATGGTAATACATCTAAATTAATAAAATAAGTATGGCAGAGTCTGTTATAAAGAATTATTTTCCAAGTCAAACCGTAAGTGATGCTGAAAAGCTTAGTTATGATTACGGTTTAAAAGTTGCAAAAGCTATAGAACAAGAGTGGTTTAATGGCGATAAAATAACTAGCAAGTATAGAAATAGTCTAAATGATTTTCACAGGCTAAGGCTTTATGCTAGAGGAGAGCAATCAATACAAAAGTATAAAGATGAGTTATCTATAAATGGAGACTTGTCTTACTTGAATTTAGACTGGAGCCCAGTTCCTATTATACCTAAGTTTGTTGATATTGTAGTAAATGGTATAGCTGAAAGAACTTACGATATAAAAGCTTACTCACAAGATCCTAATGGAGTTGCAAAAAGAACTAGATACATGGAGTCAATTATGGACGATATGGAGTTTAAAGATTTAAACGATTTAGTTTCAACTCAATTTAACTTAGACTTAAGAGAAAGTGAAGAGCCTGTTTTACCTCAAACAATTGAAGAGCTACAGCTTCACATGCAGCTTAGCTACAAGCAAGCAGTAGAGTTGGCTGAAGAACAAGCTCTAAATGTTTTACTAGATGGTAACAAATACGAATTAACTAAAAAAAGATTTTTCTACGATTTAACTGTTTTAGGTATTGGTGCTGTAAAAAATAACTTTTCAACATCTGAAGGAATAACAATAGATTACGTAGATCCAGCTGATCTTGTATACTCATATACAGATTCGCCTTATTTTGATGATATATATTATGTTGGAGAAGTTAAGTCAATACCAATAAACGAACTTGTAAAACAGTTTCCACATCTAGACCAGGAAGAAATAGAAGATATAGCTAAAAATTCTAGTTATTACAGAAGCAATAATCAAGGAAGATATAGCACAGACAAGGACGATAATAATAAGGTTCAAGTTTTGTATTTTAACTTTAAAACTTTCATGAACGAAGTATATAAAGTTAAGCAGGTTGGATCTGGAGCTGAAAAAGCTATAGAGCGAGACGACACGTTTAATCCTCCTAATGAAGCTGAAGACTACTACAAGCTGCAGAGAGCTGTTGAAGTGTTATACGAAGGAGTTTTAATACTAGGGACTAATAAGCTCGTTAAGTGGGAAATGGCTAGAAACATGATGAGGCCAAAAAGCGACTTTACTAAAGTTAAAATGAATTATTCTATTGTAGCGCCTAGAATGTACAATGGTAAAATAGAATCACTAGTTAAGCGTATTACAGGTTTTGCTGATATGATTCAGCTTACTCATTTAAAATTACAACAAGTAATGTCAAGACTTGTTCCGGATGGCGTTTACTTAGATGCGGACGGTTTAGCTGAAATAGATTTAGGTAACGGTACAAATTATAATCCACAGGAAGCTTTAAATATGTTTTTCCAAACAGGTTCTGTTATTGGTAGATCATTTACTTCTGAAGGAGACGTGAATCCTGGCAAAGTGCCTATTCAAGAAATACAGTCAAGCTCTGGCGGGCAAAAAATGCAAAGTCTTATACAGACTTACAATTACTATTTGCAGATGATACGCGATGTCACCGGTCTAAATGAAGCTAGAGATGGTAGCATGCCAGATAAAAACGCTTTAGTCGGTGTTCAAAAGCTTGCTGCAGCAAATAGCAACACCGCAACAAGACATATATTACAAGCTGGTTTATTTTTAACAGCTGACACCTGCGAGTGTTTATCGCTTAGAATATCTGATGTATTAGAGTACTCTCCAACAAAAGATGCTTTCGTGCAAGCTATTGGAGCACATAATGTAGCTACGTTAGAAGAACTTGAAGAACTGCATATGTATGATTTTGGTATATTTTTAGAGTTAATGCCAGATGAAGAAGAGAAAGCAAAGCTGGAAAACAATATTCAAATGGCGTTACAGCAACAGAATATAGAACTAGAGGACGCTATTGATCTTAGAGAAATAAGAAACATAAAACTTGCTAATCAACTTCTTAAAATACGTAGAAAGAAAAAGCAAGAAAGAGATAGAGCTTTGCAATTAGAAAACATACAGGCTCAAACTGAATCTAATGCTCAAGCGGCTCAACAAGCAGCTCAAGTAGAAGTGCAAAAAGAACAAGCACTTACTCAAAGCAAGATGCAACTAGAAAGTCACAAAGCACAACTTGAGGCTCAAAAAATGCAACAAGAAATAGAAGCTAAAAAACAATTAATGGAAGTTGAGTTTTCCTACAACATGCAGCTAAGAAAAGCTGACTCTGACAATTTGACTCAAAAGGAAAGAACAAAAGAAGATCGTAAGGACGAAAGAACTAAAATACAAGCTTCACAGCAGTCAGAGCTTATAGATCAAAGAAATAAAGGTAAAGCACCTAAAAACTTTGAGTCTGCAGGTAATGATAGTACTGGAAGTGGATTTGACTTAGAAGCGTTTACGCCTAGGTAGATTTATTAATTATTTTATATTATATTATGGAAGAAAATGAAAACGTAGTTGAAGAAACTACACAAGAAACAAACAAGGTTGATGAAAGTAAATTTGAAAGCGCTGGAGATGACAGCGTTGCTAAAGTTGACTTAAGTACACCTGTAGAAACTGAAACCGATGAAAAAGACCAAGCTGAAGATGATGGAGTTGACAACACAGGAGTGGTTGGAAGCGATGAAGCTACCGAGCCCGCACAGGAACAAAAAGAAGTACAGGAGGAAAACGAAACACAAGAACCTCCAGTATTAGAAGAAGTTGTTGACGAAGAGATTGAAGAAGTTGTTGAGCAGGTTGAAGAAGCTATAGCTCAATCAGAAGCCACTGGAAAACCATTACCAGAAAACGTCCAAAAGTTAGTTGACTTTATGGAGGAAACTGGTGGTGATATAAACGACTATGTTAGACTCAATAAAGATTACAGCCAAGCAGATGGCGATGAAGTTTTAAGAGAATACTATAGATTAACTAAACCTCATCTTGACGTAGAAGAAAGATCGTTTTTATTAAATGAAAACTTTTCTTTTGATGAAGACGTAGATGATGAAGTAGACATAAGAAAAAAGAAAATCGCTTACAAAGAGCAAGTTGCCGAAGCGAAAGCCTATTTAGACGGGCAAAAGTCTAAGTATTACGATGAGATTAAAGCTGGTTCAAAGCTAACTGTAGAACAACAGAAAGCCGTGGATTTCTTTAATCGATATAACAAGGAATCAGAAGCTAGTGAAGCACTGCAATCTAAGTTTCTTAAAAAGACTGATTCAGTCTTTACCAATAAGTTCAAAGGTTTTGAATATAATGTTGGTGACAAGAAATATAGATTTAATGTAAAAGATGCTACAAAGGTTAAAGAGACCCAAAGCGACATTAACAACTTTGTCAAAAAGTTTTTGAACGAAGACGGAACAATGTCAGATGCTAAAGGTTATCATAAGGCTTTGTACTCGGCAATGAACTCTGATGCTATAGCTCAACATTTCTACGAGCAAGGTAAGGCTGACGCTTTAAAGAAAAGTGTTGCTAAGTCTAAAAACGTAGATATGACGCCACGTCAAAATCACAATGAGTTTGAGGCTGGTGGAATAAAAGTTAAGGTGTTAGGAAACGACTCTTCTGATTTTAAGTTTAAAATTAAAAACAGAAAATAATTTATTAACCCATTTAAAACTATAAAAAATGGCAATTTCAAATCCAGGCGCTGGTCACTCCGGCGTCACAGGTAGCTTGAATAGTGTAGCAGCTTCACAAAAAGCGCTATTATCTTCAAACTACATTGACTTTACTGCATCAGGCACAGAAGGCTGGGCTCAGCAGTATTTACCAGACCTAATGGAAAAAGAGGCTGAAGTATTCGGTAACAGAACTATTTCAGGATTCTTATCTCAAGTAGGTGCTGAAGAAGCGATGACTTCTGACCAAGTTATTTGGTCTGAGCAAGGTCGTTTACACTTATCTTACACAGGTACTATCAATAACACGACAGGTGTGTTTGCTTGTCTAAAAGATATTGACGGCAACGATTTAACTACTACTCACGGTGTTCGTATTAACGACATAGTTGTTGTAGCTACAGCTGAGGGTGTTATCAAATGTCTATGTACAGCTGTTTCAGGTGCTGATATTACATTGTTACCTTACGAGCAAGCTAACATCGATGATGCTAGTGCTTTCGGTACAGGTACTTCTAATGCTGCTACTATCTTAGTTATCGGTTCTGAATTTGGTAAAGGTAAGCAAGGGCAAGGCGCTACAACTGCAACTGTAAATAACGGTTTCGGAGCTGTAGAACCTACTCACAAGTCTTTTACAAACAAGCCGATTATCTTAAAAGATTACTACGAAATCAACGGATCTGATGTATCTCAAATTGGTTGGGTAGAAATCTCTGGAGAAGATGGACAGAACGGTTACTTATGGTATCTAAAAGCTGAAGGCGAAACTCGCTCTCGTTTTTCTGATTACCTAGAAATGAGCATGCTAGAAGCTGTTAAAGGTATTCCTGGAAACTCAACTGCAGAAGGTACTATCCGTACTGCTGGTGACACTTTCGGTACTGAAGGTTTATTCGCTGCTATTGAAGATAGAGGTAACATTACAACTGGTATTACTGGTGTTAACGCTGCTACTGATTTAGCTGAGTTTGACGCTATCTTAGCAGAGTTTGACAAGCAAGGTGCTATTGAAGAAAACATGATGTTCGTTAACCGTGCTTCTAGCTTGGCTATCGACGATATGTTAGCTTCTATGAACTCTTACGGTGCTGGTGGTACTTCTTACGGAGTATTTAACAACTCTGAAGATATGGCTTTAAACTTAGGTTTCTCTGGATTCCGTAGAGGTTCTTATGATTTCTACAAATCAGATATGAGATACTTAAATGACAAATCTACTCGTGGATCTATCAACGATAGAGCTGCAGGCTTTGGTATCCGTGGGGTTATTATCCCAGCTGGTGTGTCTACTGTATACGACCAAACATTAGGAAAAAATCTTAAACGTCCGTTCTTACACGTACGTTATAGAGCTTCTCAAATGGACGATAGAAGAATGAAAACTTGGATTACTGGATCTATTGGCGGAAACGTTACTTCTGATCTTGATGCAATGCAAGTTAACTATTTATCTGAAAGATGTTTAGTTGTACAAGGTGCTAACAACTTCATGTTAATGAAGTAAGCATATTATTAGGTCGGGGCTTCGGCCCCGATCTTTTTTTTTAATTTTTTATTATATTATATCATGGCAAAAAAACAAACAAACAAGGCTAGTGTAGCGCCTGAAGTAAAAGCTACCAATGAAATGCAAGAGGTTGTTATTGAAAAACCTAAAAAGCAAGTTAAACCAAGTTGGGAAGTAAAAGATAGAGTTTATTATTTGAAAAACAATAAAACTGCTTTGTCTTATTCTATGAAGTCTTCTGGAATATATTATTTTGACGAAGAAAAAGGTTACGAAAGAGAGCTTAAGTACTGTGAAAATCAAAGAACGACTTTTGTTGACGAAATGCAAGGTGATCAAAGATTATCACATATTATTTTTAGAAACGGAGCTCTTTATGTTCCAAGAGAAAAAGTAACTTTGCAAAAATTACTTTCGTTATACCACCCGATGAGAGACAAGCTTTTTTACGAGCACAAACCTCAAGAGGTTGCTGCTAGTGAGCTTGACTATCTAGAAATGGAAGCTGACGCTTTAGTACTAGCAAGAACGCTAGATATTGATAAGATGGAAGCTATTATGAGAGTAGAAGTAGGTTCTAAAGTATCAGAGATGAGTTCTAAAGAGCTTAAACGTGACTGCTTGCTATTTGCAAGAAAAAATCCTGAGTTATTCTTAGAGCTAGTCGAAGACGACAACGTAGAGCTTAGAAACTTTGGTATAAAAGCTACAGAGCTTGGTATTATTAAACTTTCATCAGATCAAAGAACTTTTACATGGGGTTCTAACGATAGAAAGCTAATGACAATTCCGTTTGATGAGCACCCATATTCTGCTTTAGCCGCATGGTTTAAAACAGACGAAGGTATGGAGATATATTCAAACATAGAAAAACAACTAAGCATGTAATTACCCTATAGTAGAGCAGCCACTCTTCGGGGTGGTTGCTTAACTATAAAAATAAAACATAATGGCAGTAAGTGTAGACACAGTATATCAAACAGTATTGGCGCTAGCCAACAAAGAGCAAGGAGGATACATAACTCCTCAAGAATTTAACTTATTTGCTAATCATGCTCAATCAGAAATATTTGAGCAATACTTTTACGATCTTAATCAATTTAAAAGAGGTAGAGGCAGTGACGATAATGAGTCTGATATGGTTTCTTTGCTAGAAGATAAAATAGCTATATTTAGCTCAATATCAACGCTTTCAAATCAAGATCCAAACGCAAGCAACTCAAAGTTTACATTACCTAGTAGTTTTTATAGACTAATAGACGTCAGAACTGGATCTAGCCATAGCAACGTTCAAGTAAATAAACTTTCAAGAAAAGACTTTTGGGAATACAATCAAGGCCCACTTACTAAAGGAACCTTAAGTAGACCTAACTGCTACCTTCATCAAGATGGAGTAATTTGGGTAAATCCTGATGGAATAGAAAAAATACACGCAAACTACATTAGAAAGCCAAAAACTCCTAAGTGGACATATGTTGTTGTAAATGAAAAAGCTTTATGGAACCCTATGGCTTCAGACAAGCAAGACTTTGAGCTTCACTCCTCAGAGCAGCATAACTTGGTTGTTAAGATACTAAAGCTTGCGGGTGTTTCTATAAAAGACTACAACTTAGCTCAAGCTGCAGGTCAAAACGACGTTCAAAATATTCAACAACAAAAATCTTAAGTAAATGGGTTTAATAAATAAAACTGACAAACAATATTACGAAGGTAATAATTTAGGAGGCTATCAGTTCGTATCGCTAGACGATGTTATATCTCAATTTATGGCTGTTTATGTTGGCGATGAGAAAATAATAAACAAAGTGAGTAGATCTGATGTAAGTTTCTGGGCTCAACGAGCTTTAGCTGAACTTTCATTTGATACTTTAAAATCTATTAAGTCTCAGCAAATAGACTTACCGCCTAGCTTAACAATGAGGCTTCCTAAAGATTATGTTAACTATACTCACTTAAGCTACGTAGACGCTTCTGGTGTTAAGCACCCGTTGTATCCAACTAAAGATACGAATAATCCTTTTCAAGTAACTCAAGATGCGGATAAAGAATATATTTTTAATGAGCTAATAAGTTCTGGCATTAATTTAAACACTCGAGGAGGGTGGGACTTTACCGCAGAAGGAATGAAAGGTGTTAAGAAAGCGGGTGAACTTACTTGGGGCACATCGCTTGGAATTAATAACACCTTAAAAATAGGTCAAGCTCCTAGAAGAAGATTTTCACCTATAGAAGGATTTGTTGTATCTGGTTATCACGAGGTTGACGTGTCAATATTTAAAAAAGCTTTTTTTTCAGCTTCAGCAACAACAGTAGCACCAAGCACGCAGGTTATCACTCAAGCGGAAGTAGACGATCTAGCTGTAAATGGAACTAAAGTAGATGGAGAAGTACCTTACGCTAGTACCGCCGCAACATACAACACTCCTGGTACAACTATAAGGGTTGGTTTAAGTACTAGTATTCCTTCAAACAACGTTAGACAAAACGGATGGGGATCTCCAGACGCAAGTGACTATGATCCACCTAGTCCAAACTTAGATCCTGCTTATTTTGATATTGGATACCTTGAGTGGAGCAATGGCGAAACAGGTGAAAAGCAGTTAGAAACCAGCGTAGACTTTACGAATATGCAAGGCTCTATTTACGTTACTATTATAGCTATAGCGCCTTGGACAGAGACAGACGTACCAACTTCAGCGAGTACAATAAGCCAAATACTTCAAGTAGAATCTACGGTATCTAACATATCTTTAGAGTCTGATATATCAGTAGGCTTGTTAGATCAAACTGGAGCTGAAGAATCATCTACGTTTACTAACTATAAAAATTCAAACCCAAGCGAAAACGCTAGAGCTGACGATTATATAGATGATATATATTGGCCTAACGAAGGTGAAAGATACGGATTAGATCCAGTAAGAGCACAAGTAAACGGATCTTTTTACATTGACGAAAGATTAGGTAAAATAAACTTTAGCTCTAACATTTCTGGAAAAACTGTGATCTTAGACTACATAAGTGATAGTCTTGGAACTGACAGCGAAATGCAAGTGCATAAGTTTGCAGAAGAAGCTTTATATAAGTGGATAACATACGGTGTTTTATCTACTAAATCTAATGTTCCTGAAATGATAGTAAGGCGCGCAAAAAAAGAAAAGTTTGCTGCTACTAGACAGGCTAAACTAAGATTATCAAACGTTAAGTTAGGTGAGATAACCCAAGTATTAAGAGGGAAGTCTAAACAAATAAAACACTAGTAAATGGCGGAAATCAAAAACACTTTTAGTCAAGGTAAAATGAACAAAGACCTTGACGAAAGACTTATACCTAATGGACAATATAGAGACGCTTTAAACGTTGAAATAACTTCTGATGGTGAGTCTGCAGAGACAGGTAGCGCTGGTACAATATCTAATATAAAAGGTAATATACCTTTAGAAAACGTTGTACCAAGTGATAAATGTGTTTGCGTAGGAAGTGTTGCAGATGAAAAAAATAATAAGCTATATTGGTTTGTTAAGTGTGAAGGATTTCCGCAGTCTGGAGACACAGCGTTTCCTAATAGAGATGCTATAATAGAGTACGATACCGTATCAAAAGAATCTACTTTCCTTATTACTGATCTCCGTAGTAAGTTTACTAACTCTGCTGGAAGCACAGTAAAGCCTATATTAAATTTTTCTGGCAAGAAAATAACTTCAATAAATATAATAGATCAGTATTTAATATGGTCTGATGGAGAGACAGAGCCTAAAAAAATAAATATTGAAAAAGCTAAAGAAGCTACAATAAAACAAAACAACGGCACAAATGGAAGAGGATCTTTAAACCATCACTCTTATCTATATGTTAATGGTGTTAACACTGTTCAGTACTTACAAGAAGAAAATATAACTGTAATAAAGAAAAAGCCTTTAATGGCTCCTAGATATAGTGTTGTTAGTGCTAAGAATTCTGAATTTGATCCTAAATTAAATCCTACGCCTCTTAAAAAAGCTATATTTGAAAAAATATTCCCTAGATTTTGTTTGAGATATAAATACCAAGATGGTGAGTATTCTGCTTTTGGACCTTTTACTAATGTTATATTTAACCCTGAGTTTGTAGGTGAATATTCTGTACTAAACGCTTTTACAGCAAAAGAGCCTTATAACAAGGCTATGGTTAACGCTATAAGAACAATAAATTTTTATGGTTTAGTTACTCCAGATATGCCTAAAGACGTTGTGCAGATAGACATTTTGTATAAGCAAGAAAACTCTACTGTAATTCACAATGTAGGTAGCATTAAAAATACAGATCCAGAATGGTTTGAAGATGGTAACTGGTTTAAACAACAAGGATTAGCAGACTACGATAGTTATAACCCTACTACTAAAGGCGTTTTTATTGTAGACACAGAAAACATACACGCCGCTTTACCTGAAAATCAATTTTTAAGAGTATGGGATGCTGTGCCAAGAAAAGCACAAGCTCAAGAAGTAACTGGAAATAGATTAGTTTTTGCCAACTATACTGAGGGTTACGATATGGTTGTGGACAACTCTGACTTTAAACCTAAAGTTTTAGGAGACTTTGAGCCAAGGCAAATTGATGTTGATAGTATTTTTAGAGGTGAAGGCGCCTTTGGATACTCGCTAAACATGTCGCAGAACTTAACCGGTAGATTTGAAAACGCTACATCAATATCTTCAACTAGGGATAGAGGTAATATTTATTCGTACGTAGCCGCTCCAGTAGCAGATCCATCTCGACCATTAGCATATGCTTATACTGGCTACAGAGGAGCAGGATTGCCTACTATAAAATCTCAACGAGACTACCAATTAGGTGTTGTCTTTGGAGATGAATACGGTAGAGAAACACCTGTATTTACTTCCGATCTAGCTACAGTAAAAATTCCTTGGGAAGGAGCTTACGGACTATCTGCTAGCACGTCATTATCTATAGCTGCATCACTAGGCAACACCCCGCCTAGTTGGGCTAAGTATTACAAGTTTTACATAAAACAATCTGCTGGAGAGTATTATAATATAGCGATGGATAAAGTGTATAGACCAGCAACTTCTTCTCCAGAGTTTGATAACGACTTAAATCACGTTTGGGTTTCTTTTGCTTCTTCTGATAGAGATAAAATAGATACGGGTGAATATATAACAATTAAAAAGATTATAAACGATTATGCTACTCAAATACAAAAAGAAAATAAATATAAAGTACTAGACATTTCAAACGAAATGCCAGACTCTATAGCTTTTGAGTATTATAATTTAGGAACTAGAAGTAATATAAATAGTGCTTTAACTGATGAAAATATAACAGATGCAATTCCTATATTTACACAAGATCCTACGTCAAATGAAGAAAATAGAATAGACAGAATAACTAACACTATTGAGATTTCAAAAACAAACTGGCTAGCTGGAAGTGGAGCTGCTTTAACTAAAGAAGATATTGACGGTTACACAGAAAGAGATGGTGGATTATATATTTCTTGGAGAAGATCTACACAGTCTAGTAGAGTTTTTTCCAAAAGATATAAGGTAACTTCTGTAACTTTTCAAAGTAATAAATACATATTAAAACTTGCTGAATTTATACAAGAGCAAGATGCTAAGTTAGCTGCTAATAGTTCTGATTTATCTACTACTTCAGTAGGTTTAGGTGGTACTGTAACGGCTGACACTTTAACTTTTCAAATAGAAAGAAAAGAAAAGAAAACTAAAGAGGCTTTTGATGGCAGGTTTTTTGTTAAGATAGCCGCAGATTATATATTAGAAGAATACTTGCTTAGCGAGTTTAAAGAAGAGTTTACTGATTTTTATGTTAACGGAGTGCAAAAGTTGTTTTATTTAGCAGATGGCATAACTACAGGTTTTGACGCCTCGTCTGCTATAGTTAACTCTGAAAACTCAGCTGAAATACAGTCTTATCAAGATGACAGTGATGTTACTTCTCCTAGCGATATTCATTCTGGAGGTTCTTTAACAGATCTTCAATCAGAGTGGCAAGCTTTAATGGACGATGATAACTTTGGTGTAAGAACAAGTCCTACAAGCAATAGCTCTGCTGGTAACGGTGGGTTTTTTATAGATGCAATGTATTTTGCCGCAATAAACAGTGATTCTGCAAATTCGTATGCTAAGTACGCTGGCCAAGGTTGGACTGGTAACTTATCTGTTGAATATCCTGAAATTGAGTGGGGTAGAATAATAGACTACAGAACAAGAGATAATGATCTTCCAGGCTCAGATTGGTTAACAACTCTTGCAACAAGCAGTTATGGTAGAGATTATAATGTAGCAGCTAGAAGAGCTAGGTACGGCTGGAGACAAGCTGGTGTTAATGAAAACCAGGAAACTAATGCCGATGCTTGGATAGAATCAAGTAGCGCGTCAAACTTTGGTGGTGGTGCATATAGAAGCCAGTGGAGAAACTGGAATCACGGAAATTTCTCAACATGGCAAGTTTTAGAAGGCACGTCAGAAACGGTAGAAACAGATAGAGAGTCTGAAGTAAATGGGTTTGAAGGCATTTTACAGCAAGCTTCTCCAGTTCATTATTCTTTACCTTCCGATGGTGGTTATAGAAATTTTCTCACTAACATATATGGTAAAATACCTAATGGAAGAACAACATCTAAAAATGTTTACAAGTCTAATATAAACGGTGTTACACCATCTTATTTACATTTGTCTTATTTAGGACCAGGGTATTCGGCTAATCTTTTTAATAGAAACTCAGTGCCTTCAGACGTAGGCTTGCATGGCGAAAAAGCTTTAGGTCGTTATTTAGGTGGAATATGGGGAGGCGGAGCATTTACAAACCAAAATGGAACTAACTTTGGTTCATCTAATATAAGGTTTGTTGAAATGGAAGGAACAAATTGGGAGGATAGAATAGCTTATTCTGACAATGGAAATATACAGCCTGCAGCTTCTAGCCGTGACACCACGCAGGAAGAAAATATGCCTTCAGATATAACAAGATCTAAGCCACCTAGACCTGGAGATGACACAAAGTACTTTGGGTACGACAGCAGCAAAGGAACACTTCATTCAAAGCAATGGGTTCCTGGTGGTGATGCTGGAACTATAGAGCACGTTTATAATTTTGCTACTCAAGATCTGCAGCAAGGTGCTCAATTTAGATTTAAAAACGATACAAGCGAAGATATATATACTGTGCTTGAAAAATCTGAGCTTCATATATATAATCACACTCCTTGGAAAGCTAGAAAAATATGGGATGGTACTGAGTACGTTTGGGGTAATGATAGTGTAGAAGAAGCTGTTGCCGCTTGGGCAGACACAGCCGATGTTAACGGTCAACCTGTTAACAATTTAGATGCTGAGTTTGGTGTTATGCTAAATAGATTAGAAGCGTTTGGTGATAGATCTAATAGAAGAACTACTTATGTATTGGCCTTAGATAAACCTGTACAAACATCTTCGTATAATCCTGTGCTAGGAGCAGACACGCAAGGCACGCAGGTGCTACCTGATGCCACTGCTTTTACTGATATAGAGTTTATAAGAAACAATCCTATGGTATTGACCGGTGAGGTTAATAAAGATCCAGCTATATGGGAAACTGAGCCTACAAGCAACAACGAGCTTGATGTTTATTATGAGGCTTCTAACGCTATACCTACCAAGCTTAATAAATATAATCTTGATTTGTTTGCGCCTCAAGGAACCAGAATAGAGTTTCCTAACATGGACAATAGTATTATAAAGCACGACTATGCTGTTTACTTGCGTAGATGGAATGGTCCAATGTCAAGCTATAACGATGAAGTAATAAGGCTTGAAGTTAGAGGTTTAAATGGTGGGGACACAGGTTTTAAATGGTTTTCTGGAGATACTAATATAGACTACAAAGGTCAAGATGTTAGGTTTTATAGACAAGACGGCAGTTACACTACAGCTACTACAGCTAACATTGATATAGAGCAGTTTTACATAGACACGGACAATATGACTGACGGGTCTGGCGATTACTGGAAAGGCAAAAACACAGCTGCGTATATATTTATTAAAAATACTATAGACCCTACGAAGCAAGTAGGATTAAGCTGGTTTAACGCGTTTACGTTTACCGACGGAGTTGAGTCTAACAGAATTAGAGACGACTTCAACGAAATGACAATATCTAACGGCGCTAGAGTTTCTACAACACTAGACGAGCCTTACAAAGAAGAAGTCAAATCTAATAGTTTAATATATTCTGGTATATATAACTCTAACTCTAAGTTAAACAGCTTAAACGAATTTATTACAGCTGAAAAAATAACAAAAGACTTAAACCCTACATACGGTAGTATACAAAAGCTTTTTTCAAGAAACTCAGATTTAATAGCTTTTTGCGAAGATAGGGTTGTTAAAATATTAGCTAATAAAGATGCTGTATTCAATGCTGATGGTAATCCTCAACTAATAGCGTCAAATAGAGTTCTTGGTCAAGCAACACCTTTTGCTGGCGACTTTGGTATATCTAAAAACCCAGAGTCTTTTGCTAAAGATTCTTATAGAGCTTATTTTGCTGATAAACAAAGAGGTGCTGTATTAAGACTTTCTATGGACGGATTAACACCTATATCTGAAGCGGGCATGGGTGATTGGTTTAGAGATGAATTAACCTCTACAGGTATAAGCATAATAGGTACGTTTGACGATCACGCTAGAGAGTACAATGTTACTATTAAAGAAGTTGTAGACTCTAATAGAATTCAAAACAATACTTTTGACTACGGGTCTGAAGTTAGCATTGTAAACATAGTTAATCCAGAGTTATGCACAAACCCTGATCTATCTGGTGGAGCAGAGTATACGCCTGTAGACCTTGTTAATGATATATATTATGCTGGACCAACTGCTGATTCTAGTTTAGGTATAAGTCTTGGTTTTGATGTGTATAGCAAAGTTCCTATAAGAAACAGATCTTTAGGTTATAAGTCTACAGTTAGAAACTGGCCAGCAATAGCTGAGGGATCTATAAGATCTTACGTTGCCGCAGTACCTGCTGTCTTAGCGGCTAACGCGGAATACGATGTTTACAATTTGCAAAACTCTAGTATGTCAGGTATTGATACAGTTTATAAGCTGTTTCATCACACGTTTAGAAACACTAATACTAATCCTTTTAACAACCCTACGCCTAACGGGTCAAGATCTACTCTTTCAACTGGCTCAACGTCTACAACAGAGGTAACTTCAGGGTATCTTTTAGCAAACAGTAGTGGAGATAGATACATAGGATCTAACGACTCTACTGAACCAGGATATGATAACGACGGCAATGGCGATACTGGCTCTTACACAAACTTACGTTCATACGGCAATGGCACTCAACAGGATTGGAATCTTAGAAGTATATTCTACGACTCAACAGATGCTACTAGTACGGCAACTGATAGTACCGACATAATATACACTCAAGAAGGAAACAACTCTGGTATTATATTTGGCAACTGTTACTTTGGCCACGAACCTGTTAATGGCGGTGGTTTAGCGGCAGATAGCAAAGAGATGTATATAGAAATTCCTGGATACTACGATGGAGATTACGGTGATAGAGTTGCAAGTGATGTAAAGAACTGGGGCGCTGATCCAGACAATCATTTAGAAGAAAATTTTGGCACAATGTACAACAACTCAGCGTTTAATAACGAAGAGTTTCATCTAAGTTATAGCATATCTAACTCACACGGCGGCGCAACTTATGATCATAAATGGTTTGTTGAAATATGGGCTGACGGTCAGCTTATAGACAACTCGTATTTAGTTGACACTGACACTGAAACAAACACTTTAGCTACAGGAAGTTATAATCCAGGCTTTGTTACTAGTAATACTACTATAACTCCTTCCGCGACAGTCGCTGGCACGCAAGCTTCGCCTTCGAGTTACACAGCTCAACTGCAGTTTAAGATACAAGATCCTAACACGTCTGCGGACTCTAGTCATAAAGTGTTTAGTCAAATTAAAGTTAGAATTGGTGTTACAAACTCAGATCAAACAGCAAACTATCCTGCAGATCCAGTTTACGCTATATTGCACCTTGCTAAGCTTACTAAAACAAAGAGACTAACACATCCTAAAATAACGGATTATGCAGGTGAGCCAGAAGTTTTAGCTATTCCAATTTCAGACACACCAGCTTGGTCAGAAGTTATTCACGAGCTTCACTATGAAAATGTATGGAATATTACTGCTGGAAATGGAAATAGATTTTACAAAGCTGAACAAACTTTAGGTGTAGCAAATCCAGGTGAGTGGATAACTAGCACTGACAACAATGGAAACACAGTACAGTGGTATAATTTTGTTGAAGGTAACAATGTTACAGTAAGCCCAGGTTACGACAATGCTATTGAGGGCGAAAACTCTTACACAGGTGCTGCGCCAGCAGAATATATAACTACCCCTAACGGTAGTGACTTACCGTTGTTTAATCAATACACTGAAGCTACTAGTTTAAGTAGTGATCCTAACGAAATACCAACAGACTGCAGAGGAATACTTATTCAAAATGATGGATCTAACGAAGGTAGCTTTTATTTCGCGCAACCTTTAAATAACGAGTCTAAGTACGTTGTTGGAAATTGGTATTGTGTTGATGTTTTTCTCGACTCTAGTTATCCTAATGTGGCTTTAAATAATCTTTTAATACCTAACGTACTAGGTGCAGGTAGCGGTTTAGACAACGCTTATGGAACAGACCACACTCAAGACATAGCTGGCTATCCATCGTATCACTTTGGTAAAGTTGGAGGATCAAGTACAGCTGGTTATAGCAAGTCTATAATTTTAATGCCTGTTACAAATAACGAATGGCCTTTAGGTAATGGAAACGAAGTCTATAGAGCTATATTCCAATACAATGCTACTGAATATGCTCAAGAAGCTCAAGGTCAAAACTTTGTGTTACAAGGCTGGAATGCCGACTGTTTGATTAGAACTATATCTTTATATGATATAACAGAGCAAGCCACCATGGGTAAGCCTAATGGTTGGAACGTTCCTCAAGACGCTTGGGTTAGTGAGCATTCTATGCATGAGTTTATAACAGAGCAAACTAATGATAATCTTGAGCCTGAATGCTATTTTAGACATAACATGCTTTGTTGGAACACGGAAAGATCTAGTCACGTTTATTGGAATAATTATCACTACAATGGCAACGGACCTTTAGATGAAACAGAAGAATCTTATAGTGGATACTTGCTTAACTTTACAATAGAAAACAATCCAGACTTTGAAACCTTTGAAGGCAAGTTAAGAATTAGAGTTACAAACAGATGGAATGAGCAAACAAATTCTTTAGATGGAGCTTACATTAGAGATATAGATACGCCCGGTGACTACTCTATATTAATGAACTTTAACTCTATAGATCCAACTATAATTTCTGCGCCAGAAGGCTCTGAAGTAAGTGGTGTGTCGTTTGCTAATCAAAGTGATTATGCTCAGATTGAAAATCATAGAAGTAAAATAGTAGTATTCCCAGAAACCGGTGGCTGCACAGGCGCTTTAAGCAGTTTGTCGTTAGTTGACGCTACACAGTACTACGAGGGTGGCGGTATAGATTCTTGGGTTATAACAGGTTATGATAGGTCAGCGGCAAACCACATTTCTTGGAATCAAGAAGACTTAAACATTGTGTTTAATAATGCTCCTGTTATAGATGACTTAACAGAACAACCGGTTCAAACAGAGCAAAGAGTTGGTCATATTGAATCTAACTCTAATGTAACTTTTGGCTTAACGGCAAGTGAATTTACAGGAAGCATAAAAGCATATTACTACAATAGTTCTAACAAAGGGTTTAGTGTTGTTTACAATTCTGATGATAGCTATTCAAGCGTATTTAATTTAGACGAAGTTAGACCTAGCGACGCTTTAATAAATACTTTAGTCATTAAAACTAATGAAGACAACACTAGCTGCGTTATAGACGACATATTTTTATTTAAAAGTGCTGACGCTGGCTTTGAGCCAACAACTATAAGTTACAGTGAAGAAGTTAAAGGCTGGACTAGTTTAAAATCTTTTCACCCAGAATCTGGTGTGAGTGTTGCTAGACAATATTACACAATGCTGAACGGTGAGCTATGGCACCACCACGCTAACGATGTTAGAAATAACTTTTATGGGCAACAGTATGATAGTGATATAACTTTAATTATGAACGCTGATCCTTCTACAGTTAAAAACTTTAGAGCTGTTAGCTACGAAGGAACTCAAGCTAAGGTTCATGAGTCTAAGCAAGTATTTTTAGGTGTAAATGATTTAGGAGATAATTTGTACGCTAGCTCAGCAGATAATTATAATTTTTCTTCAAAACACGGTTGGTTTGCTGAAGATATACACACTGATACTCAACATGGGTCTATAAAAGAGTTTATTAAAAAAGAAGGCAAGTGGTTTAATAACATAAAAGGAAAAAATACAGGCGACTCTGTGACTATGGAAGAAGTAGGACAATTAAGCTTTCAGGGCTTGGGGTTTGCTGAATCTATAACGCTTACTGTTGATAGCGCGCCTGCAGAATAACTTTAACAATAATCAAATGGCTATAATAAACGAAATGCAAATAAATACTGAGGCTGTACCATCTACTGGTGGTACTAAGTATTTTAGCATAACAGGTGATGATGATGCTCAGTTTATGATTCAAGCCGTTACTTCTGAAGGTGTTTTTTATAATTTTACTACAAAACAATTCACAGCTGGAGAAGGTTTTAACTCTAATCACAATAAGTTAGTTAAATTGAGTGGTCAATATAACTCTTCAATACACTTTCCAAGTGGAGCTACTACAACGTACAGTATTATTTTAATAACAAATGGATTTGACACAACTATCAACAACGATACTAGAAAAGTAAGTGTTAAGAAAGTTACGCAAAGTAGTGAAACAACGCTTACGTTTGCTTTTGCTACAGACAATCCAAACAAGTACAGTTCTAGTCCAGCAGCGGCGAACGTTACATCTAGTGGGACGCCAGGAGTAGCTACAAGTGTAGGTGTAAACAATACTAGCACGGTAACAAACGCTGACAACGACACTCACGGCAGTGGATTTGCTACTTTAAAATGGGATAGAGATATAGTACAATATAACGGCGATAACATGTGGTACTGTCAAAAAACAGCCACGGTAAACGGCGCTAGCTCTAGTACTGTGTTAACACTAGATAGTGTAGATGAAATTGCGATAGGATCTCAAATAACTTATATCACAGGTACAACTGCTCCTGGTGCAACAACAATAGTAAAAGGTATAGATGCTGACGCAAAAACAGTAGTACTATCTAGATCTCAAGCTTTTAGCGACGGCGCTACGGTAACTATAAGATCTTACGGTGCGTCTTTAATAAATAGTGTTGCTGGCACTAGCGTTAGCTTTTCCGCAGTTGTAGCTATTAAAACTAGCGGTACAAACAAAACCTATACTACTAACGGAGCTACTAACACAAGCAACACTATAAACTTGAACGGATCGCGAGGATTAGGTAAAAGCGCTATAATTTCAGGTACAGGGATAAATAGATCAAACTCTGGCGATGTTATACACTCTGTTAGTCTTAGCGCTAGCGGTGGAAGTATAGTTGTAGGAGATAATGACGCTGGTACATCTGGAGATCTTCAAACTTTACCGGACAACCTCACAATTAATACAGACTCTATTAGTACTATAGATGTTCATTTTAGAACGGAAATAAATAGTTATCCATCAACCAACAAGACGATAAACTTAGATTTAGATAGAATATTAACTCCATTAGCAACATCATGATAATAAATTTTTCTTCAGCAATCGATAACAGCTCCGTGGCCGTTGGTGATATAGCCTACGCGTCTTCTGTTAGCTCCATAAAAAACGGACTGCAATACTTTGGTGAAGGCGGTGCAACACCTAATAGAGTTGGAAGAATAATATCTGTAGGTTCTAACTTTATCGAAGTAGAGTCTGATTCATTAAGCCCAGTTGAAGGAGATTTTATAATGTTTTCAAAAGATAACTCTGTTAACGAAGCTAGTTTGAAAGGTTATTATGCTAGTATTACAATGAAAAATGAATCTACAGACAGAGCAGAGCTTTTCGCCGTTAACGCTGTAGTTCATGAAAGTAGTAAATAGTATGCTTAAAATGTGACTATATACACTATAATAGAATTAAATTAAATAATGAGTGAACAAGTTGCATTTAGAACCTTTAAAGAAGGTGACTACGAAATGTGTTGTGATTGGTGGAGATGGTGGTGGAAAGAAATACCGGTAAAAAGAAAAGTTTTACCAAACGATGAAAGATGTTTCGTAATAGAAAATAATAACATACCTGTAGCTGCGGTTTTTTTATACGCGGCTGTAAATCCAGAGGTAGGTTATCAAACATGGTTAGTGTCTAATCCAGAGTACAAACAAAAAGATAGAAGAAAAATGCTAGAGTTGCTAGTAGCAAACGTGGCAAAGGAAGCGAAAGAAACCTGGGGTATGTCAATGTTATTTACAGTATGTGTAAACAAACACATGGAAAACATTCACGAAAACCAAGGTTGGTTTATAGAACGATCAGCGCCTTGTTACGAGGCGTTCAAATACTTATAATATGGGTAGAGCAGCACAAAGAAGAACAGAGCAGCAAATTACAGGCGCTACAGAAACTCAACTACAAGAGCAACGCGCATTTCAAGACAGACAAAGACAAGCTTTAGACGCTCAAAGAGCAAGTTATGAAAACTTTGAGTTTACAAATCCTTTTGCTGGTATGGAGAATACCATGGAGGATTTACAGGTTAATACAGTTGCGGCTGACTTTCAAGCAGAGCAAGGTAGACAGCAAAGAGCAAATTTATTAAGTGGGTTAAGAGGAGCGGCCGGAGGTTCTGGTATCGCTGGTTTAGCTCAAGCATTAGCTAATCAAGGAACCTTACAATCAAGAAAAATATCTGTAGACATAGCAAAACAACAGTCAATGAATGAAAAGCTTGCCGCTCAGCAAGGTATGCAGATACAACAACTAGAACAGCAAGGAGAAGCCGCCGTTCAGCAAGCGTTGGCCAGCAGAGAGTCTACGCTACTTGGCATGGAAATGGGTGAAATGGCTGGTGCTAGAGCTGGCGTACAAGCTGCTTACGGAAATCAAATGGCAGGGCTCGGCGCTATATCAGGCATGCAAAACGCTCGTATGGGTATGTATGGACAAATAATAGGTGGTGTTGCTCAAGGAGTTAGCACTGCTGTTACAGGAAACATTATAGGATAAAACGATGGCAAAAGGAGGAATAAATTTAACACCAAGAGCAGACGCTACTTTAGTTAACCAAGCCGCTCGTATGGGTATGGCTGGAGTGCCAAAAGATCTTAGCAAGACGTTCAAAGGAATGTCTGATAGTTATGCTTCAGCAATGAGCACTATAGGTGAGGTTGGCAACGCAATAGGTCAAACGTTAGGAAAACTAGCAGGTGAAGGTATTAAAATAGCTACTGAAAACTTAAAAAACAGGCAAGCTGGAACTTATGATGATTTTACAGACGGAGGGCTTGACGAAACAGCTAGAACTCTTTTGGAAGATTTAAAAGAAAAAGGTAGATTTTTAAAAGACACAGACGGCGACGGTAAAAAAGAAATTACTGATAGATTTAAGTTTGGTAAAGAAGGCAAACAAGCTAGACAAGAGTTTAGAAAAGAGAAAAAACAAACCTTAGCGCTTTTAGAAGATATAAGAAATAAACAATATGGAAATTTAGAAGCCGCAAGTAGAGGTGAGATTATTGAAGGAGCTTCTTCTGCGACTCAATTAACCATGAATAATGCTATAGCCGCTGGCGCCGAAGGTCTTGGCACAAACACTTCTTTTCCAGGAGTAAAAGCGGTTTCTTACATTACTGAGGTTGATGGTAAAAAATCTATAGCATACAGGCTTCAAGATAAAGACGGAAATTTAATAAAAAGCATTAACGAAGTAACTAATCAAATAGAATTAGCTGCCGGAGAAGACGATGCTTATTCTGTTGCTGCTAACAAGATAGACAAGTTAATAACTAAAAAAGATGCTTTAGTTGTAGAAAATTTTTCTAAAATAGGGGCAAACTCTTATAACAGTGGCTTAAAAAATCAAGAGTTTCAAGTTAATAAAACAAAATCTGACATATTAACTTCAGTTAAGACAGATGATGCTTTTTCTACAGCTGTCCATAGTAACGAGCTAGGATTAGATCAATCTTATGCTGACATGCTTTCTTCTTCTAATAGTATAACAGAGGAAATGTATACGTCTCTTTTTGACTTAAACAAAGACGGAACTATAGATGCTAGCGAACAGGCTAAAGCCGATTCTAACGTTAGAAGACTTGGCTTTGACAACAAAGAAGAGTTTATGAGCGTTGATAATATGCTAGCCTTAAAAAAAGCGATGTTAGATCCTACTAACATAGCGGCTAGAAATATATTTGCTAATTGGGCTACAGGCGAAATGGCAGACCAACATATACTCGGAGGACAAGATTACACTAAAACTTTAAATGTAGAAACAGCTGCAGAAAAAAGACAAAGATTAAAAGACGAAAAAAGATCTAGCACAATTGACGCTTTAAAAATTGGACAAAAAATTATAGAATATGATAATACTAGAGTTTTGTTTAGTGAAAATGGAGTTGATTATGCTCTTTTAACTAAAAATGAACTTAGCGACGTAGATAAAAATGGTCTTTCTGCTATTGACAATGCTCAGTTCTTTAATAGAGGAAACTTTATAGTTAGTTTAGGTGGCGAGGTTTTACCTGGAGAGTTTGATGATGATAATAGTGTCAATGAAAAGGAAGAAGAAGAGTTTAACGCTAAGCTTGGAGCTTTAGGAAATAAAGTTAATGCAGATGGAAACGGTGAAATATACGTAAACCAAAAATTTGATGGCGGCTTCCGTAGTCAAGCGGGCTACGAAGGGTATTTATTTGAGTCTAATAGCGAAAAATTCATTGCAGGTACTTTAAACAGAGAGTATAAGTCTCTAGGCTTTAGATTTGAAATGAAAGGTGCAAACAGAATAACAGCGTTTGGTGAAGATAAAGATGGAAAAGAGATATTTGAAACTTTTAAAACAAATCAAGGCGACGCTCTAAATAAAAACGAAGAACTTAGATTAAAGCAGTGGATGCAAGACAATAAGCCTGCTTTAAAATAAAAATAAATATCATATGCCAGATTATATTTCCGCAAACGGTTTTTCATATAGCGAAGAAGAGATAAACGATACCGCCAAACAAAAAGGTATTACCTTTGAAGAGGTCGTAGCTAAAAACGGTTTAACTCTACCCGATAATACTATGAATGTAGATCAGTCTAAAGCTGAACCTATTGAAAGTGAGTATAAGTCTATAGAAATGCCTAGCGTTGATCAGCTAAAAGAAGGTATATCTTGGCTTCAAGCAGAGGGTGATATGAAATCAAAACTTAACGCTTGGTATAAAAATTCTGAGTACGAGTTTGATGATGTTTCTTTTGGTAAAGACAAAATTAAGGTTTACGATAAAAGCACAGGTGAATACTCTGACGAGTTTGATGTTCCTAACCTTTTTGAAGGTACTGTGTTTTCTGGTTTTCAAGAAATTACTAAATTTGAAGATCTTCACAACAACTTATCAACTTTTTTTAATCGTAATAAGAAGAAAAACGAAAACCAACTTGCTTTTGACAAACAGTATAAAGATCAAAGAAAAAAAGCTGAAGGAAAAGTAGGTGATCTTTTGGAAGACACTAAATTTATGACTGAGGTGCTAGGTGAAGAGTGGACTGTAGATTATATTACAGACGTTAAAGAAGGTGGTAAAAGTGGAGTTGGTAACGACCAAGACTATGAGTTAATACTTAAGGCTATAAAAGAAAAAGTAGGTAGTTTTGAAGGTGGTGCTTTAGGTTTGTTTGAAAGCTATGTTCCTGGAGAAGATTTGTCAAGAATAAGAGAAGAAGATCTTGAGTCTGTTGTAAGAGACGGTATAAGAAAAAAGTTTAAAAAAAATGAAGCTAAAGCTTACGAGAAGTTAAACACAGAATTTAACGAAGGCATAGACATTGAAAACATGAGCGCTAGTGATGTTGAAAAAGCACACACAAGCTACATGAAAAACGTTGTTTTAAACGATGAAGAACAACTTGTTGCTGACTCTTACAATAGATTACAAAAGCTAGAACCCGGATCACAAGAATACCAAAAAGAAGAAAAAGTTTATAATAAATTATTAAAAGACTCTGAGTCGTTTTGGCAGTACGGTTCTAAGGCTCTTATAGATCCGATAACGAGACAGTCAATTGACCCTGAAGCTCCAGGAGCTAGTACGGCTGTTGAAGTAACAAAAGAAGATGCTGACTATGTAAAAGCAACTTATGGAGATAATGTTGACGCTGCTTTTTCTGCTAATGGAAGAAAAGCATTTGTGTTAAGCAGAAGAGGAGAACAAGTGTTTGACGTTACTATAAACGATCCTCAAGCGTTAAGTATATTCAAAAGCTTAAATTATGAGGTTAAAGGCGAAAACAAACTTGGGTATGAAATGGAGATAAAGCTAAAGGATTTAGCTCCTTATTACGATCAAACAGTTAAATCTGACGGTTTTACTTTTGGCAACTTGTTGTCTGGTAGAGCAGATATAGGATCTTCTATAGCGGGCGCTTTAGGTATTTCAGACAAAGCTACATTTGAATCTCCAATGGGTTATTTTGGCTTAACTGAAAAAACAGACTTGCAAAAGTTTGGCTTGTTAGAGCAAAGGTTTTTTGACCAAAATGAATATGCTGACGAAGATCAATCTAAAGCTTTTAAAAGACTAGTAAAAGATCACAGAGACGACTTATATAACAACGTAAAACAGGGTAAAGTTTTAGCTCAAATGAAGCTTATGAACCTTGACGTTTCTTCAACAAAATCTTTTTTACCAGAAAGAGGCGTTGAATTAGTAGTAGAAGGCGCTTTAGGTATAGAAGGAGCTGATAGTCCAATGTCTACGGACTTGTTTGACACTGGTAGAGGCAAGAGAGACGTTATGGAGACCATAATAAACACTACAGATGTAAAAGCTACTAAGAATCAGTTAGAGCGCTTTAAAAGAAGTGGATTTTATAGAACATACGAAGGTGTTGCTGGATTTGTTCCTGCTATAGCTGAATTTGCTTTGATAGACGTAGCGCTAAAGAAGACCGGTGCTATAACTGGTGCTACTAAGCTAATGAGCAAACTTAGCAAAGGTACAGCTGGACAGAAAATGATGTATCATACCTACATGGGTATTCGCGAAGAGTTTAAGATGGCCCAAGCATTTGATGAGCATTATCATCTAGGTGGTGGTGCTGGCTTTTACGCTATTGGTGCGGGCTTACCTAGATTTACTACTGGATTTCAACAGCTTAACTCTTTAATGAAACTAAATAGAAGTGGTGTTGCTGGTGCTTTATCTACTCAAGGAGCAGCTCAATTAGAGGCTTTAATTAGAGATGTAAGAGGTAAAGAAACATATCAAACTTATTTAAAAGAAAACTATAGCGATTTAGACTTAAAGTTTAGCGATGCTATTATTGACTACTTTGTTTTTGCCGCTGTAGGCGCTAAAGGTTTTGCTAATAAAAACTTTAGGAACTATATTAACACTACAAGCAGGCTTGAAAGGTTAGAAAAAGAATTGGTAGACAAAATAAACGTATACAGTAGTACAATAGAAAATAGAAAAGCCACAGGTAATCGTACGTCTACTACTAGCACTGAAACAGGAAAAGAGTTAATGAGCGGCGAAGGTGTGCTAGAAAAGAAGCTTAAAAAAAGTCAAGAGCTACTTGAGGGCGTGCATAACACGTTAAACACTATATATAGAACGGCTGATTTTCAAGATCCTGCTAAGGTTCAAAAAATACTTGAAAGACAAGGTAAAAACTTAAAAGCAATATATGGTAAAGATATAGCTTTTGAAGTTGTGTCTGAAAGAGTTGACAAAGATGGTAGAAAGTTATTTGAGTTTGATGATTCTGCAGCTGAGTTTAAAAGCGATAAAAAAACAATTATAGTTGATATTAATAGGGTTACTGAAGGTAAAACACCTCATGAGGTTTTTCACTTTGTAATGGAAAAATCTTTTAGTTCAAATCCAGAAGTAGTTCAAAAATTTAAAAAATCTATTGTAGATGCTTTTCCAGGTAAAGTGTTTGATGCTGAAATAAAAGATAAAGATGGCAAGACAACTGGTCAAAGAAGAAAAATGACTATAGAAGAGTTTATTGAAAACGAACATGGTAAGTCAACTGAAAACTTAAAGGCTAACGAGTTTATGGCATATGTAGCCGAAGTATTATCTAATCCAAGATTTTACGCTCAGCATAGTCAAAAAGGCACTTGGGGAAAAATAAAAAACAATATAAATAAGTTTACCAACGAAAGATACGGCTCAAACGTTTTTGAGCAAGGCACAAAACAAGACATGATTGACTTCATGTATAACTTCTCAAGGTCTACTAAGGCTGGTACTTTAACTCTTAAGCAAATAGAAATGTTTAAGAAAATAAAAGAAGATGGTACTTTTGGCGAACCTATAGAAGCTGACAATAGAACAGAACAAAAGAAAAGAGAGCAAGCTAGTGAAGACTATACTATGCCTTCAGCAAGCGTTGAAATGTCAGCGGGTACGCAGAAAGTTTACGATGCTATGGTTAAGGGTAAGAAAGGTAGAGACTTAGACAGAGGCATAGAGCAATTAGTAATGCCTGACTTTGACAACAAGACTTCTGTTGCTGGGAAAAATTTCGACAGTCTTATCTATGATGTTATTCAACAGCTATACCCTAGAATAGGAGGAAGTAAAACAAAAAGCTATGACTTAGCTGTTGATCTAGTGTACGATACTAAAAGACCTAATCCTGAAACTACTAAAAATAGAGGTTTACTAGGTATTATAAAAGAATACGAGGCTAGAAAAGAGTATATTACCACTCAGAGAAAACAAGAAGATGGTAGTACAAAAGATGTTAAAGAAATATACGATTCTGAAGGAAACAAAAGAATAACCGAAAAGAAAGTTCAAGAGTTAGAAAGAAAGTACAATGCTAAGTTTGGAACTAAAGAGTTTATAGATCAAGCTAACGCAGAAGGTTACAAAGGAAAGCAAAACCTAACTAAAAAAGTTGGTCAAACTTTGAAAGAACGTATACATGAAATAGTAGATAGATCTGGTCTTACTGAAAGCGAACTTCAAGGCATGGACTTTGGTAAAAGCTTAGATGATATATCTGAGGCGAAGCTAGCAGATTTAGGTGGCGGTGTTGTTGAGACTAAGATGCCTAAACAGAAAACTAAACAAGAAAAAATTGAAGAATATAAGCTAGAAAACAAATTAGATTTAAGAGAGCACAAGCTGTTTAAAGATAATGTAGAGCTAAAAGTAGAAACTCAAGTGGCTGCTTTAAAGTTTTTAACAGAATCTAGAATTGAAGATATAAGAAGAGAAACTTACAAAGACGCTTTTAAAAAATATCCTAAAGCATTTGCTGAGTTTAAAAAACAGTTTGGAGAAACTAAAGAAGACATAAAAGAAACTTTTGAAAAGCAAGGTAAAGATTTATTTAAAGGTATATTATTAGACAAAGATTATTTTACTGGTGAAAAAGTTAGTGGTATAAAGAAAACTTTTGACACGTTATTTAAAGGCACTGGCGTTAGAATGGCTATGTCTGAGTTTGGCCCTTTAGCTAAAGCTGTAAGAACAGAAAAAGAGCTAGCTATTGGTCCTGAAAAATTTGAAAAAATAGATCCTAAAGGTGAAAATGTTTTATACAACAAGATATACGGAACAGGAAGATCTAGTCAACACAAGACAAGAGCTGATAAAGCTATGCAGTTTTTGTTTGAGTCATATTTTAATCAAACAGTTAGGCTAGATAGACTTAACAATCCTGGTATAATTGAAATGCTAAAAAAGAAAAATCCTGGTATATACGAAGGACTTGGATTTGAAAGAGTGCTTAAACAAATTGCGACAAACTTAAAAGGTAGCGTTCCAGAGTCTATGGCTAGTAATTCTAGGATAGAGTTAATATCTAATCAACTTGGCAGTAAAATTAAAAGAGGCGCTAGTGCTAGATCTGCAGTTCTTGAAATTATAGCTAAATATGAAGATTTAAAACCTTATAAGCAGGAAATACTAGACAAGATGGGCGTTGCTTTAGAAGGCATAAAAACTACAGGTGAAGCGCTTGTTAAAGTAGGTGAAGCTTCAAGAAAACTTGGCTTGCTAGAAGGAAAAGCTTTTGCACCTATCGTGTTTGGTGGTGGCTATAAAGGTAAAAAGGGTTTAGTAAGTGTACACGACTTAATAAGAAAGTTTGCTGAAGACAATAATATTCCTAAAGAATTATTAAACATTGACAAAAACTTTTCTGATAGAGTTGCTGACCCAGATTTTTCTAGAAAATACTCTGAAGAATTTTTACCAGACTTTTATAACACGTTTGATTCTAGGCTAATAAATGCTTTTAGCAAGATAATAAGACCTACAATGGGCGAAGGTCTTCTTAGATTTGGCTATAGACCAATAGTTGACTATATTAGCAAAGGAGTATTTAAAGGACAAAGACCTTTAATATTTAATACTGAAATGGGTAAGGGTATTATAGAAGGCTTAGATGGTATTATTGAAATAAATTCAAAAACTAAAAAGCCTTATACAGCTAAAGAGTTTACGAAAAAGTTTGGCATTGACCTTAAGTTTGTAAAGGTTAACGATAACGTTAAGGTAAAAAACTTAATAGAAAAAACGTTACAGTCAGAAACTTTTTCAGACATATCTACGGATAAAGGAAAGAAAAAGATAGCTAAATACATAATGGAAAAGCTATCACCCGATGCAACCGTAAAAGGCTACAACAAAATGGTTGAGTCAAACGAAGGTATGTTAAAGTATACGGCTGGAAAAATATTTGACTACCTAAGCAACGCTAAAACAATTGAGCAGAAAGCAGAAGCTATAAACAATGTATCTTTTATGCTTCAATCTCAAACCAGTAGCGGTGGAGGTATTTTTAGAGGATTAGCTACTCATACAGCTATAACATTAAAAAGCGTGCTGCCTACAGCGAAAAAGAAATATCACAGCGAACACGAGTTTCAATTAGCTAATTATACTGGAAACGTTCTTATATCTGCTCTTAGAAACACTGGAAATAAATCTAAGTTTACTAGCGAAGTAGATGCTTTGACTAGAATATACAAGCAAAGTATAATAGAAAAGACTCTACAGGAAAGAATAGATAAAACAGGTAACACTACAAGCGTTTATTCTGAAAAAAATATTGACACTGATGTCACCGCTAAATACGAGTTCTTAAAAGAAAGGCAGATAATGGAGTCTACGCTAGACTTGAAAACTGGTAAAACCTTTGATCAGTTAGCTGACAACTTTATAGAAGGTGGAGCGGCTGCTAAAGCTTTAGAGTCTGCTTTAATTCAAAATCAAAAAGCGTCTAAAAGTCAAGGCATGCCTTCTAAGAACGTAACGCTAACGGAAATGGTTAGAAACTCTGTTATTAGAGACAAAGCTGTATTGTTAGGTAGAAAAAAGAATAAAAACCCTAGGGGTATGTCAACGTTTGACTTTGATGAAACGTTGGTTATTGGTGGAAAAAACTCTGTTACTGCTACAAAAGGAAAAGAGTCTATAAAAATAACATCTGAAGAGTTTCCGTTAAAAGGACCTGAGCTAGCAAAACAAGGATATAAGTTTGACTTTTCTGACTTTGTTAATGTTAAAGGAGGTAAAGAAGGTCCTTTAATGCAGAAGCTTAGAAATCAAATAGAAAAATACGGTACAGACAACGTGTTTGTATTAACAGCTCGTATGCAAGAAGCTGCGCCCGCAATACATGCTTGGTTGAAATCAAAAGGCGTTGAGTTAAAGCTAGAGAATATAACTGGTTTAGGTAATAGCACTGGTGAGGCTAAAGCTATGTGGATGCTTGAAAAGTTTAGCGAAGGGTATAACGATATGTATTTTGTAGACGATGCTTTGCCAAATGTTAAGGCTGTTAAAAACGTATTAGATCAGTTAGATATAAAATCTAATGTTCAACAAGCATTAGCTTCTAAAAACTTAGATTTAGAAATTAACAAAATAGTAGAGCAAGCTTTAGATATAAAAGCAGAAAAAGTTTTTTCAAAAGCAGAAGGTAAAACTAGAGGAAAAGATATAAAAAGAAGAAGACTATTTATGCCGGACACAGCTTCTGATCTTGAACTTTTATTAGAGCCTTTGTTTGGTAAGGGTAAGCAAGGTATTGAAAATAAAAAATGGTTTACCGAAAACTTTACTAGCGTTTGGGAGAGAAACATAAATGATTTTAATACAGCACGTCAAGCAATAACAAGCGACTACATGGCTTTACGTAAGCTTAATAAAGACGTCGTTAAAGCCCTGCCAAAAGCTGTTGAAGGAACTAACTTTACAGCGGATCAAGCTATAAGAGTCTACTTATGGAATAAATCTGGTTTTACAATACCAGACTTAACACCTACATCTCAAGCTAAGCTTGTCAAATTTGTTGTTGATAATCCAAAAATAAGATCTTATGCTGAAAGTGTTGCTAGACTTACTAGGCTAGAATCAGGTTTAAAAGAACCTTCTGCTGAATGGTGGGCGGAAACTCTAGCGACTGAAATACAAGACTTAGGAAAAGGTGTTGGTAGAACAAAATACATACAAGAGTTTATCGATACTAAAAACGAAATATTTTCTGAGAAAAACTTAAACAAAATGGAGTCTAAGCTAGGTACAAGATGGCGTGAGACTATTGAAGATATGTTTGAGCGAATGGAGACCGGTAGAACTAGAAGTATGAATCTAGGTAAACAAGGAAACGCATTGATGAATTACTTTAATGGATCTGTTGGTACAATAATGAACTTTAATACTAGGTCTGCTGCTCTTCAGTTAATATCTACTGTAAACTTTGTAAACCACTCTTTTAACAATCCAGTTGAAGCTGCTAAAGCTTTAGCTAACACTAAGCAGTACGCTAAAGACTTTATGTTTATTATGAATTCTGATATGTTAAAGCAAAGAAGAGCTGGTCTTGAAATTAACGTAACAGAAGCTGAGCTTGCTGCTGCGGCTGCGCAAACCAAAAACCCAGCCAGAGCAATGCTAGCTAAAATACTTAAAGCTGGTTATATACCAACTAAAATTGCGGATAGTTTTGCTATATCTGCGGGTGGAGCTACGTATTATAGAAACGCTATAAAAATGTATGAAAAGAAAGGCTTGAGCACTAAAGAAGCAGAACGTAGAGCATTTATAGATTTTCAGGCTATAGCAGAAAGAACGCAGCAGTCATCAAGAGCTGACCTTTTATCTAAAGAACAAACTTCTTTTGCTGGTAAATTAATATTACCTTTTGCTAACACTGCTATGCAGATGAATAGAATAATGACCAAAGAAGCTTTAGACATATCTAAAAAAAGGTACAAAGGGTTTGTTGGAGAAAACTCGCTAACAAATAAGCTTAGTAAAATAGGCTATTACGGTTTTGTTCAAACATCAATATTTGCCGCGCTTCAATCTGGAGCATTTGCTTTATTTTTAAACTCTGATGATGATAAATTAAAAACAAACGGGTATACAACCGCTGGAAACACTGTTATAGACTCTTTTTTAAGAGGTATGGGTATTAACGGCGCAATACTAAATGGAGTTAGACTTTCTATTCAAGAGTTTATAAAGCAAGACGGTAAGAAATACGGCGTAGACTACAGTGAAGTTGCAGAAAAGCTATTAAATATATCGCCTTCTATTGGATCTAAATTTAGCAAGCTTGACGCGGCTGGTAATACTTACAAAAAACATAAGAAAGTAATTAAAGATGAAGGCTTAACTCTCAACGGCCCTTTAATGGAGGCTTCTACTCAAGCTATTGAGGCTGTAACAAACATACCTGTAAACAGGTATTATAGAAAAGCAAACAACATAAATAATGCTCTTGATACAGAATATGAAAACTGGCAAAGAGGTTTAATGGCAGCTGGTTGGAGCAACTGGGGCTTAGGAGTAGGTGATGAGGTAATTATCAATAAAGGTAAAGAAAATGAGTACGTTAAATACTACACTAAGGAAGAGGCTAGAAGAAGAGATTATCTAAAGCTTTTAAACAAAATTAACGCTAAAAATAAAAATATAAACACAGCAGCACCAAGACGTGGTCCCGTGAGCTTTTAATTAACAAGAAAAACAAGTAATATTTTAAGTTATAACCTCGATCAAAAATGGCTAAAGAATTAAACGAAAATACTAGTTTTAAAATTAGTATACAGACTCTAATAGGTATAGGGTTTGGTATGGCAACTATTATAAGCATGTGGTTTGTTTTACAAGCTGACATTGCTGAAGCTAAAGAACTTCCAAAACCTGATATAACACGCATGGAGTTTCAAATGAAAGACGAAAACATTCGTAACACTATTATAGAAACTAGAGACGATGTTAAGAAGTTAGAAGAGCGTATGATACGTATGGAAGATAAAATTGACGCGTTAAAATAATGAAAGCGCTACTAACCACGACACTGCTTTTAATTTACGCTACGGCCTATTGCCAAATTGAGGCGGTTCACTTTAACGCTGGCTGGAACGACGCCAACGACGTTGAGTGGTTTTCTAAAATAAAAGACTGCGACACTAAAAGCTTGTTGATAGAAGACAACAACAATCAAAGCAAGTATGAGATCGCAATAGTACCAACAATAGTAATATTTGATGATGGAGAAGAAGTTAAAAGATTTCAAGCAGACCTTAGTTTCAAAATGGTCGCAACTAAAGAAGAAGTTAAAGAATATATTGAAGAACTTATAATTAGTAAATTCTAATGAAAAATATAGCACGATTATATATATTTTTATTTTTTGCGATGCTTGTTTCATGCCTTGCAAACGCTCAGTGTCCTAACGGTACATATCTAGATATTATAATAAATCCAGATCAATATCCAGAAGAAACTTCTTGGGCTATACTAGATGATAACTTAGATACTATAGTTACTGGTGGACCTTACAATGATATAGTTGATTATTCACCTCAAGTGACTCAGCTTTGTATACCTAACGGTGATTACGAATTTGTAATAAGTGATGGATATGGTGATGGTATACAAGGTAGTCTGTGGGGAGGACAAGATGGCTCGTATTATTTAGTAAGATGTAATGATACAATAGTTGAAATAGATTCAGCTAGCTTTGGTTTTTCTGCTTACCATGGATTTACAGTAGATGATTGCGCGCCGCCACCGCCAATATACGGCTGCATGGACGACACTTATGTAGAGTTCTTGCCACAAGCTACGCTAGACACGGGTATGTGTTACACTCCAAAGTTATACGGGTGTACAGACGCAGAAGCGTTTAACTACGATAGCATAGCTAACACAGATATACTAACAGATAGTTGTACTCACACGTTAGAATTAACAGATTTAGCTGGTAATGGTTGGGCTGGAGCATACTTACAAGTATTTCAAGGTAATAACTTTTTAGGTATATTTACTTTAGATAACGGTTTTGACACTACATTTACTTTTGAGTTAAGCATACTAGAGCCTATTAGTGTTAAGTTTAACATAACACAGCAATCACAGTTTACATCAGTACAATGTGGTTATAGCTTGTATTCTGATGAGCATGTAGCTATTGATGCGCCAGGAGGTTTTGCTAGTCCTTTAATTCCTTTTGTAATAGTTAATGGTATGCCTTACTGTGGCGATAACTGTATAGAAAAAACTTACGGCTGTATAGATGAAACAGCTTTAAATTACAATGATAGTGTTAACACAGACGACGGAAGTTGCTACTACATTGCCGGTTGTACGAATCCAAATTACATCGAGTACAATGCAGACGCTGACTTTGAAGACGGCTCTTGTTTAACACCAATCGTTTTAGGTTGTATGGATTCTACAGCCTTTAACTATAATCCTGAAGCTAACGTTGAGCTTGATGGATCTTGTATAGAGGTTGTGTTAGGTTGTATGGACGACGATGCTTTTAACTACAATCCTAACGCAAATGTAGAAGATGGTAGCTGCTTGCCTATAGTGTTTGGATGTATTGACCCTACAGCTTTCAACTACTGTGATACGTGTAACACTGATAATGGAGGTTGTATACCAACTATTAACGGTTGTACTGATAGTACGGCATTAAACTATAACGAAGTTGCAAACACTGATAATGGCTCTTGTATTTATCCACTGCCTGGTTGTACTGATCCGACCGCTGTTAATTATAACGCAGAGGCTAACGTGCCAGACTCTAGCTGCTATTATTCTGCTGATTGCTACGTTGGTGATATATACTATATTCCTAATGCTTGCTTTGAGTGGGTGATAGAAGTAGATCCGTATTGCTGTGATGATCAATGGGATTATGCTTGCAATGATTTATATGCTTATTGCCAAGACGGTTGGACTGGACCGACAAGCGTAGAGTCTTTTAGTAGACTAGGAGTTTTACCTTATCCTAATCCTTCTACAGGTTTAGTAAGCTTTAACGCTGAGGTTGACGTGCGAGTGTATAGCATAGAAGGTAAACTTGTTTGCGAAGCTGAAAGCATTACACGATTAGAGTTAGATAAAGGATTTTACTTAGTTAAAATATCTAAAGACAACTTAAACATAACAACAAAGCTTATTGTACAATGAGATATATAGCAATATTAATATTATTATTAGCTTCTTGTGCAGCACCTAAAAAGTGTTGTTCACAAATTAAAAAAGCGTTTAAGTTTTCTACATTTTACGTAGCTGCAAATGGCGGTACTTCTTTATCAGATGAAGATATATATTCTGTAGACGGTAGTACGCTTGTATACGACACTATATTTACTCCGTACGATTACTCATTAACTATGGGTATACGTAGAATAAAAAGATTTGGCTACGAAGGATCAACGCCATTTAAAGATGGTACAGAAACATCGTTCTCAGACGCGGCTAGTGTTGGTAGATCACCGTTTGAATACTTATTTGAAGTAGATTACAAAAGACAAGAAGGTATAGAGTACTTTGACCAAACGCATTTTTTGCGTTATGTAAAAGATAATTGGCTAGCTAAAGCCGAATACATTAAAGATGGTTTTGCAGACATTGAATACTTTGAGTCTTCACAGAGAGTTAGAGTAGGTAAAGGTAAATTATCGTTTAACCTTGGAGCCGTACAAAGGCTTGCTGAGCCTTATGGTTATGATCCACTTGAAGAGTGGTCGTTTGATAACAATAGAATACATTACACATGTTTAGCTATTGAAGAAGGTTACAGCGTAGATGTTTACGAATCTGAGTATAAAAATCCTAACGGAGACGTCGTGGCTACTAGCTCAGAAGTATGGAATCAAGTAGTCATGCCTGGCATACTAAAAGACTTTGTAGAAGAGAAACGTAAAGAATTAGATAACCAATGGCAGCATTCTGTTGTTGTAGGTTTTGACTTCTATCATTACAAGAAAAACTTTTGGCTACATAGCTGGGGTAATCTTATGCCTTACCACTATGACAATGGTAATGAGTTTTCGTATCACAACTTTAATGACGGTGAGCAATGGTACGATTATTCTGGCGGTTTGATATTCGGATATAAGCTAAATAAAAACCTAGGATGCTTTGTTGAAGGTAAGTATAACAAGTACTGGAACAAAGAGTGGTATGACTTTAAGTGTGGTATTAACTATGTAATCTTCTAGTAGTATGGCTTATGTTCAAAAAAATCACCCGTTTCCAGTTACTTCTTGCGGCAGACGCAGAGCTGGAGGTGTAGGCTCTGGCTTTAAAATGTTGGAAGAAGACTCTCCAATGCAAAAGAAAGGAAATGAACCTAGAAAGACTACTAAAGGCAAAGGAAGAAACTTTAGAACAGTCAAGGAAGGCGCTGGCATGACTTCTAAGGGAGTTAAAGAGTATAGACGTAAAAACCCAGGTAGTAAGCTAAAAACAGCTGTTACAGGCAAAGTTAAACCTGGCAGCAAAGCAGCTAAACGTAGAAAATCTTTTTGTGCAAGATCAAAAAGTTGGACAGGCGAAAGAGGTAAAGCTGCTAGACGTAGATGGAAATGTTAAAAATATAGATATGGCATACGTAAATGCAGCACAAAAAAAAATGTTAGGTAGAAAAACAATTGGAGAGAAAAGCCCTATGCTAGGTAAAATTAGCGCTAGTTGTAAAGCTAGAGCTAAAAAGAAATTTAAAGTTTGGCCTAGCGCTTACGCTTCTGGTTGGGGTGTTAGATGTACGCAAGGTAAATTAGGTAAAAAGAAAAAATAATGGCGTTTAAAATGAAGCTAAAATCGCCTATAAAAGCGTGCTGGAAGTCTTACGTACAGAAAGGCATGAAAAAAAAAGGCAATAGAATGGTGCCAAACTGTGTGCCTAGAAAAAAGAAATAATGTTCAAGGACTTTGACATATCTTCGTTTAAAAAGATGAAGCCTCCTGGTGATAACACTTTTGACACGATGCAAGAAATTAAAGAGCTTGAAAGTATACCGTTAAACAAAAAGTTTGTAAAAGACAACGATAACATTGAAGCTGCTTTTAAAAAAACAGCAAAAGATAACGGCATTAAAGATTATGATTCTAAGGTTGCAGCAAAGCTTATAACTGATTCTGCGCCTATAATAATAAAATTAAAAAACCACTTTGACAGACCAAGACCTAAAACTGTAGCTAAAAAAATGAATATCAATATGAAAGATATTGAAATGGATTCAATGAAAACACCGTCATACCCATCAGGTCACTCAGTGCAAGGCGTATTAATAGCTAAAGTGTTAGGTGATAAATACCCAAAAGCTAAATCGGCTTTTAATAAGACCGGTGAAAATATATCTTATAGTAGACGAGTTGCTCATGCGCACTATAAGTCAGATAGTAAAATGGGCGAACAATTAGGTAACTCAATGTATCAACACATTAAAAAAAATATTTAAAATGAAAAAAGCACCTGCAAAAATGAAAAAAGGTCCAATGAAAATGGTTAAAAAAAGCGCAGCTAAATTTAACAAAGGTTTTGAGGCTCTTCCAAAAAACGTTCAAGCTAAAATCAAAAAAGAGTCAGACTCTGTGGCTAAGATGAAAAAGTCTGCGATGAAGATGAAGAAAGATTCTGCTGCTATGATGAAAAAAGCTGCGATGAAGATGAAGAAGGTTTCAGCTATGAAGCTTAAACACAAAAAGTAAATGTACGTTCAGAAGAACAATCCTTTAAAGAAAAAGCAAAAAGGCGGAGGCACGCGTAAAACTTGCTTGCCTGCCGCTAAAATTGCTAGTATGAGCAAGAAGGAAAGATCTCGTTTAGTTAGTGCTAAACAAAAATCTGGAAAAGCTGGCAAATACAAACGTTCTTCAAAAACAAATGTAAAAGGCGCTCGTAAAAAAGGTGCTACATTAAGAGATTGGTTTCAGAAAGAAGACTGGAGACAGGTTAATAACCCAAGTAAAAAGTGTGGAGAAAAATAAATGACTTTAATAACGCTAATAGACAACATACCATTATATTCTTCTATTGAAGAAGCTGAAACTTGGGGTAGTCAGTATGGCTTACAAGGTTATCATACACACAATTACGTTGCTATTACAGGCTACATGGGTGGAGAAACTCACGTAGAAATAATGAACGCTATGCAAGGCGGTATAGTTAATTTTTTAACACCTGATCAACTTGCGCAAGGTAATTTTGTAGTAACACCAGCTGAAATAAGCGCTTACAATAGTATATTACCAGAGCTTCAAGGGCCAACGCAAAACCAAACTGTACCTCAACCAACTATACCGCAAGAGCAACTTGTATTGCAAACAACAACCACAACTCCAATAGCGATAGAACCAAAACCACAAACACAATCAAGAACACAGCAAGCAAGTAGAACTGCTCCTGCAACGAGATATTAAATTTGTATGAAATTAAAAGTATTAAGATTTAGCTCACAAAAGGACTCGACCCATGGTTTGTTATTTGAAGAAAACGATTTAGGAAATCAGTTTCTTTGTTACACACTTGAAGACGAGCAGAGAGCTTTAAAAGTTAAAGGTGAGACTAGAGTGCCTGCTGGTATTTATAAAATAGAATTAAGAAAAGAAGGTGGATTTCATGACAAGTATAGTAGAAAATATCCTGGTTTACATCGTGGTATGCTTCATGTCATTGACGTTCCTAACTTTGAGTATATTCTTATACACACTGGAAACACTGACGAGCACACTGCTGGTTGCCTGCTTGTGGGCGACAGCCAAGAAAACAACCAATTGTTACCTGACGGTTTCATTGGAAAAAGCGTTAACGCGTATAAAAGAATTTATCCTTCTATTGCAAAAGCGATAGAGCAAGGACAAGAAGTAACAATTGAATATATAGACTTTGATTAAATAAGATATGGCAACTACAACAGCAACAATAACAGTATCTAGCACAGATTTATTATCTGATGAACTAGCTTTAACTACTACAGCTACGTTAACTACACACGAAACATCGACAGGCTTAACTCAAGCTGGAGGTTTAGGTAGAAAAAAATTAGCTTCAGGTCATGCTGAGTACGTTTTGTTTGACGGCTCAGACTACACGGCTACGAAAGCTCACAAAATTTATTTAAAAAATACATCAACAACTGCAGCTGAATCTTTTAAGATTACAGTGAACGCAGAAGAACTCGGGTTGTTATATGCTGGTGACTGGGCGTTTTTCCCATGGTCAGCGCATGATAATGACTGCGATATAAAAATAGATCCTAGCGCTAATGATATGGTGTTAGAATATATGATATTTATAGACGAATAATAACAATAATAATAACTAATTATGCCAACTACGACAGCAGCGGTAACGCTAACAAGTGATTTACTCTCGGATGCAATGTCAGTATCTACAAGCACAACGTGCATGAAGGCTGGAACCACTGCAGACGGTTTAGATCAGTTAAGAATGGGGTACAACGAAATCCCAACAGGAACAAGTTTTGATTTATTAGACGCTACAGCAGCAGCTATAGACAAAGCTAACAAAGTATTAATTGCAAATGAATCTACTGATGAAACGTATTACGTTATCATTACTATTGATGCAAAAGTTATAGGTAGACTATACGCAGGTGACTGGATGTTTATTCCTTGGAACTGCGACGATGCTACTCACGACTTAGAAATTCAAGCATATACTGGTACAAACAATATATCTTGGGTTTGCTTGCACGAAGGTGAAACACTAGGAACATCAGGAGACTAATAACATATAACAACTAAAAAAAAATGGCAACAACAGCAACAATAACATTAAACAGCGACATTAGTCAGGCTTTTGGTGGTTATACTAAAACTATGACTTTAACAAAGGCTGGAACTAACGTAGACATAGCTGATACAACAGGTTTTTCTAGACGAAAGCTTGCATCTGCTAGTAAAGTAGATTTAATAACTATGGCTAACGAACTTGTAGAGCCAAGTGATAACACTGCGGCTAAAGTTTACATTAAGAACATTGGCAACAATGCTGGCGACATAGATAAGTCTATAGGCGTTAAAGTTCTTATAAACTCTGTAGAAATAGGTGTTCTATTCGGCGGTGATTGGCTAATGATGCCAGTTACTGTAGTAGATGCTGAAGACATAGAGGTTCAGCCAGCTACAGACGACGTTGTAATCTTGGAGTATACAATGTTCTACGAAGAGGCTTAATAAATGGCTTTAACTAGGTATCACAATATAATAGGGTCAACTCAAGCTACTGTATCTTTAATAGATATTGGTAGTAGGGTTGACAATATTAATTCTATTATGATAACCAATGTGCACGCTAGTGACGAGGCTACAGTAAGTTTGTTTTTACAAAATTCGCCCGCAGACTCTACGCCTAGCTCTTTTCACATACTACACGACGTAGCTATACCAGCAAAAACCTCTTTACTGCTAGATGACAAAAGTTTATTGAGCTTTAACAATACCGCTAATGGATTTGGACTTCAAATAACTGTAGGGTCAAGTGACACTGTAGATATTTTAATTAACTAATATGAAATACATAGGTAAAGAAGTAATGACGTCACCAATAATAGGTGATATTACGTACTCTCACAACCAGAGTTCAACTTCTGATACTTGGGTAATAACTCATAACCTAAATAGATTTCCGTCTGTTACAGTTATAGACTCTGGAGGTACTATAGTTCAAGGTACTGTTGTTTATAACTCTAACAAGCAGCTAACAATAACATTTTTTGCTGGCACTAACGCTTTAGCGTTTCAAGGAAAAGCATATCTTAATTAAAAAAATATAAAATGGCTATCAATTTTTACAGTAGTATAAACTTAAATCAAAACGAACTACAGAACGCCCGAGTACAAAACGCAGGATCTGACCCTAGTAGCCCTACTCCAGTAGCTGGTCAAATATACTACAACTCAGGCGACAATACATTAAGATTTCACAATGGAACTAGTTTTCAAACGTTGTCAACAACAACTGGTGATATTACAGGCGTTACTGCTGGTACAGGTTTAACTGGCGGCGGAACATCTGGTGGTGTTACGTTGAACGTTATTGGTGGAACTGGTATTACAGCTAATGCTGATGATATAGCTGTTACAAATGA